AGAATAAAGAATTTAGATGATACTAATTTCTTAACATTAAGAGTTACAGGGACAGCAGATTCTTTCTTTATTAAAATAAAAGCAGGAGAATCTTTCTTATTGATGGATAATGAGATTGATGCAGTAACAGGAAGTAATGCTTTCGGTGCTTTTACTGATATATCACAAATATCTGCTAATGCAGACACAGCAGAAATTGATATTGAGTTTGTTGTAGTAACAGCATAGTATGGCTAAAACTTACAATGATTACCCAAAAGCAGCAACTAACAATGCTAAGAGGGCTATAAAGTATAAGGAGGAAAATGGTAGTGATTGTGGAACTCAAGTTGGATGGACTAGAGCAAGACAATTAGCCAACAGAGAAAGTTTAAGCAGAGATACTATTGCTCGTATGGCTTCATTTAAAAGACACCAGCAACATAAAGATGTGCCTTATGATGAAGGATGTGGAGGTATTATGTGGGATGCTTGGGGAGGAGATGCAGGTGTAAATTGGGCTATAAAAAAGTTAGAACAAATTGACTCTGAAAATAAAATTAAAGAAGATTTTGAAAGTTTCTTTGAAGATATTATCAAATCTATTAAAGACAACAAATAAAATGGAATTAAAATACTTTAAAAGAAGTGAGTTTAATTGCAAGTGTGGTTGTAATACAAACTACATTGATAGTGATTTCTTAGAAATGATGGATAAAGCAAGAAGAATTGCAGGTGTTCCATTTAAGGTAAACTCTGGTTTTAGATGTGAAAAGCATCCACTATCTAAGAAAAATCCAACCTCATCTCATATAAAAGGTATTGCTGCTGATATACATTTTACTAATGGTAAAAACTTAGCACTAATAATGGGAGGATTAGGAGGTGCAGGATTTGAAAGATATGGTATAGATTTTAAAAACAAATTTATACACGCTGATTGTGATGAGGATAAAACAAACCCTTGTATTTGGGGGTACTAAACAGAATATTAACTAATTAAATATATATTATGAATTTTATTACAGAAAATTGGGTTGAATTATTAATTGGACTAATGGCTTTTGCTAAAGTTGTTACTAATTTAACTCCAACAGAAAAAGACAACAGAATCTTTGGATGGTTAGATACAATGATTGACGCATTAGTACCTAATTATACAAAAAAGAAATAATGATACAGAAATGGATAGGGTCTATGCTAATGAAAGGAGGCATAACACCAATAACAGAATTGTTAAAAGCAGTAAAAGAACTTTTTACAGACACTAAAGGTAAATGGAGTAGCAAAAGAACCATTAGTGGAGTGATAGTTCTTGCTGCTAGTTTATACATTGAGAAAAATGGTATTGATAATAATGCTTTAATACTTACAGGATTAGGTATTTTGCCATTATGTTTTTCTGTATTTGAAAAAAATAAATGTAATTGTACTGATAATTGTAAAAAATAATTATCTTTGCATAAAACAGGTAGGGTTGTGCCTATCTTTGTTTTCATTGTTTATAGTTTTCAAGAGTGGGATGTTTAAAAACATCTCACTTTTGTATTATATAAGCATTTTTTTTTGTATAATTGCATCATAACCAATACATAAAACTATGAAGAAATATGGTAAAAGGCTTAGGCTATCTAAAGATGAGGTTGAGATGGTTTATGAAAACAGAGCAGAAAGCACAACAAACATTAATGGAAACACAGCGTTAGACATACACCTTTCAGAGAGGGGTATAAAGAAAGATGATGTTGTAAGTGTCAAACATTGGCAATCTGCTAGTGGTGAGTATAGATTTAGCATTGTAACTAAAGAAGATATAACTGCTAATGAAAATGATATGCTAGATAAGATTAGTGGCTTCATTGAAAATCATTCACCCCACTACCCTTCCGTAAAAAGAGATAACAAAGATGCTAATCATCTATTAGTAATAAATCCTGCAGACATACATATAGGTAAATATGCTAATGGAGTAGAAACTGGTGATGGGTATGATGTAGAAACTGCCTGTATGCGTGTTTTAGAGGGCTTAGAAGGACTTATATACAAGGCAGATGGCTTTGAGGTAGAAAGGATATTATTTTGCATAGGTAATGATGTTCTACATATTGATAATGTATATAATCAAACTACAGCAGGTACAGGTCAAGATGTAGATGGTAAGTGGTGGGAACATTTTGAGGTTGCATTAGCATTATATGTTAAGTGTATAGAAATATTAAGAGAGGTAGCACCTGTAGATGTTGTTCATTCCATGAGTAATCATGACTACCAAAGTGGATTTCATTTGGCACACGCATTAAAGAGTTGGTTTAGAAACGACAGAGATATTACTTTTGATATTAGTGTAGCACATAGAAAGTATTATAAGTATGGTAAGAACTTAATTGGCTTAGAGCATGGAGATGGTGCTAAGATGGCAAACTTACCTTTAATGATGGCTCAAGAGAAGCCAGTAATGTGGAGTGAAACTAAATATAGATATTGGTATCTACATCATTTACATCACAAAGTTAAACATAAGTGGCTAGATGCTAAAGATTTTATAGGAGTTACTGTAGAGTATATGCGTAGTCCATCAGGAACTGATAGTTGGCACTCAAGAAAAGGATATGTTGGAGTTCCTAAAGCAGTTGAAGGATTTTTGCACGAAAAAACAAGTGGACAAGTGGCTCGTTTAGTGCATTATTTCTAATGGTAATCATCTGGCCTTCATAAATTTTATACATTTTACTTCTAGCAGGTAAACATTTATCTAAAAATTGTTAAAAATCTTTTGGTAGGTAATTCCAATTTTATATCTTTGCCTCAATTAATAACTAAAACAATAAACAATTATGGGAAAACAAAAAGAGATGTATATGCAAATGCAGCAAGAAGAACTTGCTCAACAAAATCCGAGTATTAATCAATTAAATAATAAAATGACAAAAAAAACAATGCAAGAAAAACTGAAGAAACAACCTGAGCCAGTTGTAGAAACAAGAAAAGAGGCTTTAAGAAGGCTTTACAAAGAGAATGGTTTAGTAGAAGAAGATATTTACAAAGACAAGAGAGGGTTTGTAATTATCACAAGAACTGGAATTGATAAGATTGTATCAAGAAACAATATTACAGTTGCCTATGAAGTAATCACTATGGATATAGAAAAAGGAATATGCGTATTAAGAGCAGCAGCATCAATGAAAGTTGGTAATGAGGTTAAGAACGCTATGAGTTTTGGTGAAGCATCTGACAATAACTTAATGGGAGGTGGTAAGAAGTTTCCTGTTTCCATGGCAGAAAAGAGAGCAATGTCAAGAGTTGTTTTAAAGATTGCAGGATTCTATGAGCAAGGAGTATTTGGTCAAGATGAGATTGTAGATTAATGAATGATGATTGGATAGATAATATTCTTGATGGTGAGCCTAGTGGTATTACACATACCCAATGGCTTATCATTGAGAGTAACATTGACCAAACATCTTTTACAGAAAGAATGAAATCTGATATTTTAAGCAGGATAAATGATTTGACAGAACTAGAAGCAGAAGAAATAATAACTAAAATATATGAAAACAGATATGAAAAAGACACAAGAAAACAATGGGAAAAAATGTGCAAAGATGGAGTATTTGGACATAGAGATTTTTAATCACTTTTTAAAATCCTACACTTATATTATATGGAACAAGAAACACCTTTTAGGTGAGATAGTTGAAGATAATATACTGAAACTGCTAGATGAAATTCAACTTATAGATTTTTATCATTTTGATAAAACTAAATTTAAGGTTGAGAAATCTAAGGTTGAAAAATACATAAACAGAGATGACAAATAAATATTCATTAGTACAAATCAGAGAATCCAGAAATGAGTTTGAGGCTTTACTAAGAATATATGGCGTTTCTAATTTAAAACTTTGTAAGATACTTGGAGTTAATTATGCTACAAGTAGAAAGTTTATAGAGAATCCACCATCACTTAGATTCATTCATGCCAAGACATTAGCAGATTTTATTGGATTAAAAACACAAGACATAGTTGATACAATAATGTACGACTTAAATTAAAATTATAACAAAATGAGAAGAAGAAGATTAAAGTTTAGTGATTACTATCACAATGTAATTACAAAAGAATTAGCAGATATTTATAACATTAAACAGAAGGAAATGTTTTTGGGTAGTAGAAAGAAAAACATTATATTTGCTAAAAGGATGTATATCTATATATTAAGAGAGATGTTTGGATTAACTCTTAGTGAGATAGGTAGAGTAACAAACCTACATCATGCATCTATTATACACCATACAAGAAAGTTTGAGTTCTTTTACAATAACTATCCAGAAGATTCTGATGCTTTTAAAAGAGTAGAAGATAGGGTTATTGAAGTTGAGGTGGATGAAGAAATATTAGGACTTGAAAATCAATTAAAATATATCAATGAATCATTAACTAAATTATATAAAATTAAAAAATCAAAAAATGACAGACAAAAAAGAGAAGGTTTACTTACCAAGTAGTATCAAAAATATTGATACTAAGTATGGTACAATGATGGTTGCTAACTTTAAGATGGATGAACTACAAGCAAACTCAAAGAATGGTTGGGTTTCTATGGTGATTTCAGAAAGAAGAGAACCATCTGAGAAAGGTGCAACTCATTATGCTTATGTAAATACTTATGAGCCACCAAAAGATTCTAAGCCAACAACTGCTAAGAAATCTACAGTAAAAACAGATGATGACTTACCATTCTAATGATTAAATGGAAAAAAACAACTTATCCTAGCACTTTCATCAAACTATCTGATGAACTTGCTAAGGTAAGGAGTATGTTATCTGCTGATGTTTATAATAAAAACACAGAAAAATATAGAGGTAAGCAAGAACATTCTATATCTCAGTTAGGAATATTTGCAGAACTTATTGCAAGACATCTGATGGAGAACAACAATGGTATAAAATATAAGGCAGCATTACTGCTTGAGTCAAGACCAGTTGTTGAGGCTGATTTAATTATGCAAGGTATTGGTGAAACACATTACATTGATGTTAAAGGCGTAAGAAGTGGTGGGAATACGCTTAGAGTCAATTTTAAAGCCCATAACAACCCTAAAAAGAAAATTACGCACTATCTGTTCATACAGCCATTGAACGCCTTATACGCAAGATTTTGTTGGTTTACTCACGAACAGGTAAGTGAATGGACTGTAGTCATGTCCACCTATACAGAGTGCTATGAACTAGAAATACAAAAACACAACTAAAACTAAAGACAATGAAACAACAACCAAACTACTATGCTATAATAAGTGCTGAGGTTAGGTATGATAAAAACCTAACTGCAAATGCTAAATTATTATATGCTGAAATAACTGCACTACTTAACATCAATGGTGAGTGC